GCGCGCGATGGTCGCCAGGGTCCACGGGCGCGGTGCCTGACGAGCTGCGCCAAGTGTCTATCGAGCGCTCGCAGAAAATCAAAAGCACGTGGTCACCGGCATCTAGATTGGCGTGGTAACCCTTCGGCTGCGCGACCGGTATGCCTCGCAGTTCGGGTAGCTGAACTAGATTCTTGAGCCTGCCAGGGAGGCTCGCAAGCACGCGAATACTAGGCTGCACGTCGGCGGTCTGCTTGGCTCTATTGTAGGCCACAACGCGCCCCGGCATCGACGTGTGCAAGTTGAGGATGGCCCGCGCGAGCTGCGCTTTAATTATGTCTGTGACTCCGTACACTTACAGCCTCCGCGCCTCAATGTCCACACCGAATTCTCCTGCTTGCCAAGCCCCCCGGTACGTTGATCGTGTCACGCGAAAAAGACCGTTGACGAATTTGCTTTCAACGCTGACTTGCCGCCCCGGAGTGAGCCCCGGAATCATGATCGTGGAAGCCCGTAGCAGCTTCGTGCTGGCCCCGTCGCCGGTCTCCAGCGCCAGGCTCGGAGTGCCGATCATGCCGGTCTGTGGGCTCAGCAGGATGGCCGTATTTTTTAGACTTCCATCGAGCGCGAGGACGACTAATTCCTCATTCACTATCGAGACCGTGTAGCCTGCTTGCGAAAGCATTTCAGAGAGGGAATCCCAAGCGGGCCCACTGAAGGCTGCGCCGTTCGCGAACGAGCGACCGGTGCCGCCCATGTTGAATTCGGCCTGCAGCTCGGGCAGGTTGCCGGCGCCGATGCCTAGCGTTTGCACTAGCAGCGCGAGCACCTGGCGGACGGGGGTTCCAGCGGCAAAACTCTGGTTGAACTGCGTCGCCATCGCGCGCGCGTTGAGGCCTGCGCGGCCCACGAAACGCACGACAACGTCCTCACTTCTTTGGTCAGTTTCCACAAAATCTAGCAGGCCTCTATACACCAAATTTAGCGTGTCGCCGTAGCCGCACTCGAAGTCGATTGGCGTTTCGCGCGAAAGCGCTTCAGCCTCGACAATCTTCGCGCGGCTAAGATTGTAGACCTCGAAGCTTGCAGTGTTGCCCTCAGCGTCCGCCGTAAAAACGACATCAAAAGCCACCTCTAGGTCCTCGATGCGCCACTCACCTATGGTCAGGCGCACCCTGCGGCGCAGCATGCTAGCCATCGATTAGATCCCCCGCACTCTCGGCATAAATTAAATCCGCATCCGCAAAAGTTTCAAGCGTTGGATCGCTTCCGTCCGCCGTTGACACGAGCAAAATGCCAGGCGGCATCGTCGGCTTCCGCACCCCTAGCGTTAGCGGCAAACCGTGGCGCACGGCACGGCCTGCTAGCAGCACGCCAGACTCATCTGAGAGCCCGAAAGTCCACAGGTTGGTCCTGCCGTTCCAATTGAAACTGAGCACGTAACTGCGGCCGCTTAGCTCCGTCTCGATGTGGATATCCGCCTCGCTCGCTGTTGGTTTTCTGAGTAAGAAGAGCGCCATGTTAACCTCCAAAAAGCGACGACAAAGATGACAAGCCCGAGCGCAACGCCTTAGCCTTTGGCGCGTCTGGCGGCACTTCGGTCTTGCCGGCTGCCGCGTTGCTGCTGGTCTGCGCGCGCGGCCTGTCGACCTCGCGCGCGGTGGTGAATTGTACCTGCGCAAATCGTACGCGCTGGAACTCTACGGATACAATGATCGACGCTACCGGTCGGTCTCTGCGCACTTCGATTCGCGTGATAACGCACTCCGCAAATTGGCCGAGCGTCATGCCCACCGTGACTAGCTCTCGCTGTTTGTGCACCTGCACTAGACGCTCGTAAATCTTGCGCGTGCGCATCTCCCTAACCCTAGGGCCGATGGCGGCAAACTCTACGGTGTTGCCCTCCAGGCCCGCAGTTATAGCCTCGCCAACTAGGTTGTTCACGTTCGACAACTGGCCCCTTGGCCGCGGGAACGAATATTGAAACTCATCCCACTCAATGCCCCTGTCCTCGCCTGCCCTTTGCGTGTTTTTTGTGGGCGTGTTGCGCGGGATCGGGTCGTCGCTGATGATCAAATCCATGACGAAGACGTCAGGGAATTGCAACACGCCGTCGGTATTGAACTGTCCGCCTTCCACCGGATAGACGGATGCTTGCGATGAATGAATGTACTGCTCGCCAAGTATCGCGTCTGCGATAATCAGCTCAGTCCCGACCATGATTCCGGCAAAGGATTCAGCCATCCTAATCCCCCATCGATCTTTTGAAAGCTTTTTTCATTTGCGTCTTAGCTATTTCGCTCATCACTTCAGTGTCGACTGAGCCCTTGACGTTGACATTCACAATCGTCTGATTTGCGGCCGCCGTTGCCTCGCGCGTTGCAGCGCGCCCTTCGGACATATTCTGCACGCTTTGAAACGCGCGGGAGCCGAGGTTGCCGGCACTGTCCAAAGCCTGGCCGAACGACGAGCGCGCGCCCTTAATCAGGCCGCTTGCTGTGTCCCGCATTGACTCGCTTCCTGTGAGAGCGGCAACCCCCGAAACGCCGAGCGCGCCTAGGACTTTACCGAGTGCCATAGCTGCGCCTATGGCCACCTCAATTGCCCCTGAAATCAGCCGAAAGGTGAACACTATCGGATCAAGAACGTCGAGAGCTAGGTCAAGGCCGAGGAAGGATTTAGCGAAGTCTGCGACAACAGATTCCCCGCCCCTGAACGCGGTTATTAGGTCATCGATAAGCAGCACAAGGGCGATGACCGGGAACGCCTTCAGCGCCTTACCGGCCAGCGCAAAGGCAACGGTTATGCTTTGAAGCCCCTTGGCAACCGCGAACAGTCCAACACCCCCTAACGTAATCATAGCGATCTGCACAAGGTCAACGCCTTGGGTCAGTACGGTAAACTTACCAACGACTCCCGTTATCAATTTCGTCAGGCCATTGACGGCAGGCAGGACCAGCCTCGCGATAACGCTTTTCAAGCCCAGGAAGGCCGCGGAAAGGCGCGCCATATTGTCCTTAGCCTCAACCGCTTTCTCGATGACGTCTTCTGAAAAACCGCCGCCCAGATCCCGGAACTCCTGGCGCATTGCCTCGATGCCTTCGGTGCCGAGCTTCATGACCGGGATCAAACTTTTAGCGCGTGCGCCGAAAATCTTTAGCGACAAACCGGCGGCTTCTGTAGGGTCTTCCATCCTCGAAAGACCGGCCGCGACATCGAGAAAAAGCTGCTCGGACGACTTGAGTTTGCCGCCGGAGTCCTCTGCTGAAACGCCAAGACTATCAAAGAGCTGCTTAGTCTCAGTCATGCCCAGGCCGATCTCAACCGCGCTCTTCTGAAGCGTTGAAAAAGCCTTGTCCATTTGCATGATTGGCACGCCCGAGATGTTGGCGACGTGCCGGAACTCTTGGAGTGCATCCGTTGTCGTGCCGATTTGACTGGCGGTCTTTGCGAGCTCGTCGCCTGTGTTCGCCAAGTTTTTTGCAAAGCCGATTAGCGCAGCCCCACCGAACGACACGCCTGCCATTTTTACCAGGTTGCCAAGCGAGCCGGTTAGGGTTTTCGTGGCCTTGTCCGCGTCCTTGATCGGCTTGGTGTCGACCTGTGTTTTCAGCTTCAGGAAGATTTCGGATAGCGCGCCCATTTATTTTCTTGCCTCCGCCTTTGCGCGGGCCTCTGCCTCGGCTGTTTGCGCGGTCATGTAATCCATTAGAGAGATCGCTCGCATTAGATCTTGGAGTGTCCAGTGCGTGCGCATCTCGGACAAAGTAACGCCTGCAAATCTGCCGCTGACAAGGACGGCCCAGTAGACTGCCTCGCGGCCTAGGTCGGGCCTCCTAAGCCCGCTAGGTCTAGCGCCTGAACTGCCTGCGCCAGTGCCGGGATACTGCGCAGGCTGGACACTAAAGGGGCAAGCTGAAGCCTGCCGGCCTGCACTAAGACTTTATACATGCTTCCAAGGGTGCGGATGTCCGGGAATTTGTGGCGCCACAACCACGAGTCGCTGGCACCTTGCCCGAGCTCCATGTAGTCACCTTGACCTTGCGTCATCTCGCACGAGATCACAGGGGCTAGGATGTTCACCAGCTGCCTTGCGTTTTCCGCATTTAGCACGCTCGGCAGTGCAGCTAGCAACTCGGACATAGTGCTACTGTCCGCACTCGCAGACTTGGAGACTTCTGCGAGTGCGCGAGCACAAAGCTCGTGCAGCAGGAGCCCAGACTCGGAGGGCAGCCAGCGCATTTGAAAGCGCATTCCGTCCACGTTAAAAGCTAATGACGGATCGTGTTGCATGGGTTTGTATCTCACTCGCAGCGTGCGGCTGCGTTAAGGGTTAGAGCGCCGGAAGCGCGCCGATAAGCGGCAAGACCGGGACGCCAATGTTGGTGGGCACACACGTCGGCAAAAAAAACGTCCACACGTAAAAGCCGGAAGTCGCGGCGTAATCTACAGAGGGATCGCGCAGCAGAAACCCATTAGGCGAGAACCATTGGCCAGCGGGGCTCCGGTTGACATCGACAATCGTTATCGGGATGATGTCTGCGGAACCCGCAAGAGAACTTTTTGCTATCAAAGACAGGTTAAACAACAGTGCGTTGTTGGGGCTCTCTTGCGGGAATGACAGCTTAAGAGTCCACGAGCGATCAACGGAACGGCTGCGCGTATGGTTGCCCTGCACGCCGACCTCCACCGTGTACAGATCCGAGTTCGGCTCAAGACTGACGAACGTGCCTTGAGCCGTAAAGTCGGTAAGCGTGGCGCCTGCAATTTTGGCCTGGATACCCCTGGGATCGTAAGTGTAAATCGTGCCGGCCATGGTGCTCCTACAGTGTCAGATTGATAGCGAGATTGATGCGGTGAATGGCGCCTGCAAGCCTGCCCTGGATGACAAGACCGACCAGCGTGCGGCTCTCTTTGTTTGCCAGCGTAGCCTCCGAAACGTTAGGCCGCACAACGCGCGGAGGCGGATCAGCAGGGTCTCCGGGCGAGCCCGCTGCAAGCACTTCGTTTGCAACTGCAAGGTCGACAACTCGGTCCAGCACTGCCGCTAAAGTCTCAACTCCGCCTGTGGTGTAGGGGATTTTGGGAGCTGCCGCGAGCAGCGCAACTAGCGACTCCTGAGCGCGCGCGTTGAGCCAATCAATCGCGCGCGTTACGTCTATGTAGCCATAGACTCCGCCCGCCACAACGCCGTCAATTGTCGTATTTAGATTGCGGCCATATGCCCGGTAGTAGTTGATTTTTTCGTCCGATAGCGTCGTCGGAGTTGAGCCCTTAGCATCGAAACCTGGCACCCCCACGAGCGTCTGATGGGCCCATGTTACGCTGCCAGGACTAGTCGGCAGTAGCTTGCCGGCTACCGCAGCTGCGGTGCGTGCGGACATGTTAGGGTGGTACCAAATTGCGGCGCGGTTGGTCTGCGTTGCAACGATGTCTCTGGCTTGGTTGAACGCGCTCGTCGTGCCTGTTGCCGTGTCACTATTTGACGCATCAATCAGTAGCAGTCTGCGGTTGGCGGTCGCCCACGTTGCAGCGGCCTCCGCCCATGGCGCGGAGTTGATCGCAAGCAGAATCGCATACCAGGCGGAGCTGTCCGCAGCGAAAGCCGCTAGCTCAGTGGCAAGCCCTGGCGAAGGATCGGGCGAGGCGTCGCGCAGCCCTAGCTTGCCCAGCTCTGCGCCGTCAACCTCTACGATGTCGGTAACCTCGTCGCACGTAATCAGGCACGTGGCTGTAGTGGTCGAACCAATCTTGGCGGCTGTCACCGGTAACGCTGTTGCGTTGATCACGGTGACCAGCTTGTCAACGATATCCTCGGCGTTAACGTCTGCTGCTGCCGCCGTCACAGACACGTCGGCGCTTATTCCGCCCGCGTTGAGCTTGAGCGCGTAGATGTAATTGGTCGCAAAAGTTAGCGGTATTAGTG